TCCTAAATTCGATTTCACTCATATTTATCTTGTTTTACGTTAATTGTCATTCAATTCTAAACACTTCTTTAGTTTCTCAACATTGTGTTCATCTGTAAGCCATGAATAGGCATACTTACCATTTCTGGGGTCGTTTGGATTCTTAAACTGCATTACATCACATACTTTGTAAACGGCAGCATAATAAGGCTTTGCGCTGTTTCTTTCTATGTATGCCGTAAACACTCTGTTTTTACCAAAGTAGTGGTATGCCTCTCTTCCTTTGTGCTCGCAGAAGATGAATCCTATATCTACTAAATCTTTTTCGCTCATATTTGTCTTGTTATATTCCACTCACTTTCCATAATTACGTGTTCACACTTATTGCACCTATGCAAATAAGTTGGAAAAGGGGCTGTTGTATAATCTTCAACTGCTATCTCTATACTACCACATTCCGGACACTCAATACTTACTTCTTTGATACCGGGATAGTCCCAGAAAGATAGTTTCCCTTTTACATTTTCGATAGGTTCTTCATAAATAATAGGATTAGCTAACACCCAGTTATAAACTTTTTTTTCGGCCCAGATAGAAGAATGATTCTGTACACAATCCACTATCTCAATGCTACCGATAATGGAGCCTGTACAAAAACTAAAATCTTTCCACTCTTTGTTTTCCGGTAATGCCAATAACTGCTCATTGGTAAGTATTGAATCATAGAAATTATCGTAATTCAAAGGTTTACCGCTTGAATGAATCAGTACCCTCTGTCCTAAGTATTTCTTAGGACACGGCCAAGTTCGGTTCTCGATGTTTTTAATACCGTGGACTATTAAGGATGCCCACGGTTGTTTTATTGTTATTGCTTTCATAATTATTTTTATTTTGAATTATTACTTTCTAAAAAACATGTCCCCTGAAATTGACCGAGCAGTATCATCTCCGGGACGATCCTTTTAGTTCTATGACGTTAAACATTTCTTTTACACGATCAGCGATATAATCACCGTATTTGTTTCCAAACTCTGTATTTGGATCGAGATTGGTCGTAACGTGGGTAATAAACTCCCTTCTGACTTCATATCGAAGTTGTAAAATGGTTTGTATGACATTTATCCCGGTCCCGTAATGCTTTGAATCTGTAGGTTCACGTCCCAATTCATCAATAGCCAGATTACACATATATTCACGATCAGTAAACCGAAATAGCCCGTTCATACCTTTCTCTGCATACATGAGAGATATTTCTACTGCACTAGTGAGTCTAAAGCCTATGTGATCGTTATTACATCCGTATCGTAAACGGTTGATCTTGCCTAGATAACGCTGTAGCCCTTTTATCAAGACAGACTTGCCAACTCCAATAGGTCCCCATAAAAGCAAGCCTTTTGAGGAATCAAGCATCTTACTTCTGCCTAATACATAATCATACAATTCGGATAATAGGACCTTGTTGCGTTCGTCAATGATAAATCCCGGTTCTACTTCCTTCATGGAGTTAATAAACTCTTTTTTCCAGAAGTGTTCTACTCGATCCTCATTCCATGTTATCTCCTTTCCTTTGATGTGAAATTTAACCGAAGGAGATTGATTTGATTCCGGCTGACTTGGTTTCATTAGAGGAATCAGCTCCCCGACTGTTCTTATTGCTTCCATTCTTTTTTTCTATTTGAAAATCATTCTTTTCCCATGTCCTTACTGCTGCCTTCCAGTCTTTCATCTTAGACCGCCCGACCATCCAACCGTTAGAAGTATAATGATCCAACCACTTCTGTGGATCAACATTGTTTTTTCTTTCTATGCAGTAGGCAGAAACTTCTTCAATAGATGGAGGAATAAACTTTCTAGTTTTTACGGTTTCCCCTATATTATCTTTTTGTTTAGTTTCTATTTTAGTTTTATATATATAGTCTGGCGCATTGGTTGGCTGATTGGTTCCCATATTGGTTGGCAGATTGGCTGGCTCATCTACTGTCTTTTGGGCTGGCTTATCTACCGGAAATTTTACGGTAGTTGAATTCACAATCGAATTCTCAAAAGCTTTTTCAAAAGAGTACAATCCTACCACCCTTTTACTTTTACCGGATTTATAATAAACTAGTCCTGCATTAATCAAAGAAAGCCTGGCACGGACGAGAGTTTTCTCATCAATATTAAGAGCACAACAGAGTTCAATATTCGAGCAACTGAAAACGTCCTCCCAACCCTCGCTGTTACAAACGGCAACTAATTCGTAGAATAGTGCCTGTTCGGTAGCGGTAAGTCGATTACGTCTTCGTGCTTTTCTCATTTTTTCTGTTAATGTATATCCGTCCATAGTTTAATACGCATGAATACAGATTCTTTTACTATCAGCGACAAAACGCCGTTTAAGCTTATAACAGTAGGCAACACGTGGATTCCCTTTAGCTGTGGGAACAATAGTTCCATTATTGAATTTTGCGCAAGTATCTGGGCGGATAACTTGCTTGTCTGATTTCTTTTTCATATCTATTTTCCTTCTAAATAATCTGTTACTACAGCGATAAACTCCTCCAAAGACCGGCAGACAACATACTTCGCTCCTATACTATCAAATTCCTTTTGATAGGCTTTTTGGTGATCGCTTTGTCTTCCTGTCTTAGTCTTTAATTCAATTCCCATAAAAGGATAATACTTGTTAGGGATCAACAGAAGTAAGTCAGGGAAACCGGCACGTACTCCCATCTGTTTAAACTTTGCAGCTTCGATAGCATTCCGTTTACCACCATTAGGAGAATGATGCAACCTTAGCCTATATTGAGGATATTGCAAATCGAACCAGCAAACACAAGCTCTTTGCAAATCATCTTCTTCATGTTTTGGCTTCTTGCGGATATTCTTACCGCAGTACTGGGCTTTCATTTCTTCGAATGTCATATCAACCTTTCTCCTTACTCCTTTGGAGTTTCTTTCTAGTTTTACGAATCATATCTTCATCTCTCAAATTATATCCCCGAATGAGGATTTCTGACGTTTTCAAGCACCGGACTATCGTCTGGTATTCTTGCTTGGTGATTGTTATTTTCATGTGGGCAGTTTAGGAGTAGAACCTAAATAATTGCATCTGCAATACATAAAGCACTTCGTACGCTTTCTTTATGCTCTCTTTACCATTTAGAATACCTCCCCATGTTTGCCCGCCAATCTTCATAGACAGGCAGGCTGGGGTAAAAAGGTTAACAAAGCTATCTCAATAGCTCACTCTTGCGGATTATAGCCCTACCAGTGACGATAGTGCTTTCCATATTATGAGATAATGTACTTTGCTTAATTCCTATCTGATCCTCGGACAAATGGCGAAATATGCCCGTTACCGAGCTGAAGTAATAGTTCCGCTTTTCGAAGATCAGGTAGACATGGATTACTTTAGTTTTTCGCATTGTTTTTATTAAGAACTTCCAAATAACAGCTATTTGGAATTAAATGTAATTCTTGTTTTTTTGAATTTCTATCTCCATTAACTGCAAAAGTCGATCCTCGTCCGAACTGGGGAGATATATCCCAGCCTCCCCAGAACTCCAGTTTCTAAAACGAGTAATTGCATTGCTCATTTCTTCCGTATCCAATTCGGCAGAACTACGAAGAATTTTAATATTACCCAAATACTTATCAGAAACTTCCTTTATGAATATGTCTTTATTACATAATATCTTGAAATATTTCTGCTTTACATATTCTAAAGTATTTCCTGTCTCAGAAGCAAAGTACCCTAAAATTAAATGAAGGTATCTATTTTGTCTGTCAGTACGTATTGGTTTCTTTTCTGTTAATTCTACTATTTTCCCATTTTTAACAAGCAAAGCGGAACGAGATTTAAACTGTTCCGCTTGCAATGGATTAGAAAGATCATATAACATTTTTAGAATGGAAGATCATCCGCTGGTGAAACGCTGGGAGCCGAATCAATTTGTTCAGCAGTTGGAACATTAGGTTGTGGAATATATTCTTTAAAATCACCACAAAAGTAATTTACCCCGTCTTTTCGTTCTTCCTGTTTAGGGGAACAACTCATGACATGAGTATGACCATACGTAGATGGTCGTTTCCTTTCTAATATAGCTACATTGAGATATATTTTAGTACTACCATCCTTACATTCTACTTTTTTGAATAATTCTTTCGGGATATCCGAAAGACAAATACTACCTGTTAGAATCATTTCTTTTATTTTTTAAAGGTTATACTATATGATGTTGTACTTTGTTTAGCAGGAGGAAATAATTGAAATATATCTCCTGTATCCTCATCAATTTCTGTCTTAGATTTTGAGAGTGTCTTCAAATACTTTTCCCTTTCCTTACATTGTTCATCTATAATCTTTCTTTCCTCCACAAGACGTTCATAAACCGGATCGTTACAAACAGAAAAATCATATTTAACACCAGTTTCCTTTATTTGGATTACTGCACCTAAATAGCCGGGAGACTCACCTTTCCCATATTTCTCGCATTCTTGTATTACTGCATCTTTTATGCTTTCATCCTTTAGAAACGTATTTATTGTTTCAGAAATACTTTTCATCTGAACCACTGCATCAATAGGATTTATATTACCATCTATAACCTTTAGTATAAAATCATTAGCAATCTTTTGTTGCTCTGTTTTGGAAGATGGTATTCTATTAAAAAAAATCTCTTTACTCATTGCAAATTCTTATTTACTTTATATTGATAATAGTTCTCAGATATTATATTAATATCCTCATTGGTACATTTATAGTTTTTCTCTACAAGATTCATAATAGAAAAACGTTGCTTATTCTTCTTGGCGAAAACTTCACTTTTATAAATCCATTCCATTAAAGCTTCACTTCCTAAATTAGAAGCATTCAAACTCTTGCGATTATCATCTATTGGAGATGATTTGGTATATTTCGTAGAATCATTATCCCAATACACATCAGCAGCCATCCCAAGAGCCTTACAAGAAACCGATATAGCATCTGTTAAAGCCATTTTATAGCATTCATCTGAAGTGTAAGCACCATTCTTTTCATTAGATACAAAAGAAGCCCCTCCAATACCTTGTATCCCTTCACTCCATTCGCCTTTATATTTCACAAAAAGATTAATATGCACAAAACTTGCAATTTCACCATTTGCCCCTTGCTCATTCCACATCTTAATAATTTCGTAACGCCACCCAAATCCACAAGGTCCAAATTGTTCTGTCAGAGTTTTAATTCTCCACATGGGATTGATATCCGTTTTTCCTTTTAGACGACCTGCAGCAATCGGCTTAGTCGCATTTTCAGGAACATCTCTAATCCTATCATAAAGTTCTAAATTATAATCGTCCATATTCGTTATAATTAAAGTAGTTAATAAAATAGTTCCCGGATACCGAACCAACGGACACCGGGATAATTCAAAACTTAAATAGCGGACTGGATACCGCACGGAGTCCCTTACTCCATGATTAGAATTAAACAATAAATTATTTGCGTAATATAATATCTATTTCAGATTGTTTATATAGTCTTTTTCCACCGACTTCTGCGGGAATTAAATAACCTGTCTTAGCCCATCTCCACAAAGTTGACCGATCAACCTGTAACTGTTTACAAGCATCTTTGGGCTTTACGAAAGTCTCTTTTTTCTTAGCCAAAATAGATTCTTCAACTTCTTCTTTTGTTTTTTGAATGAGATAATCTGCGAATGCTTTTAAATCTTCAAAATTCACATTAGCCGATATCTTACTCCCCCCAAGACTCATGATCTCTTGAATACTCATATCTATCCCCCTATTCTTTTTGATGCACCTCTTTTGAACTTCTCTCTAAAAGCATGAACACAGTTAACAATAGCATTATAATACATGATATTGTTTCGTTTCTAGTCATTTCGATTTGCAATGCTAGGTGGGTCACCATAGCAAGAGCAATGACAGCAATAGCATTTTGAATTTTATGAATAGTTTTCATAGAACATTATTTTTAAATTAATACTAAGCGGCAAGCATTAAATCACCGTCCATTTTAGTTCTCATTATACGTAGAGCTGTTTTTGCAGCAGGACGAATATTACAACGTCTCATGTCCATTTGATAATTCGGCGTAATAGCAAGTATAAAGAACCAAACAGAGAAGAATAACTCAATACCGTGCTTCCTAATCTCCTTCAAATCAAAGTTTCTTTTAGTCCTATCACATAGCAGGAATAAAGTAAGCTCTACGTTATTGTTAATGCCTAACTTCTTATGAATATCCCTAATCTGTGCCTTTATGGTCCAAACTGACTTTTTGAGCAAATCGGCAATTTCATCTGGGGTTTGTCCTTTTGCGACTTCATTAGCTACTTGATACTCACATTGAGTCAGAGTTTCCATCACGAAATACGTTTAGCTCTAAAAACTCCCTTTTTATAGTCCAACTCTCCTTCTCTCTTGATTATAATTCCAAATCTGCGTCTAACACGATATCGAATTGTACTCATTATTCCATCATAAGCAGATATCGGAAATTCTACTACTTCATTTAGCTTCATTTCACTGATTGATTTTGTCCAATCACCAGTTATTTTTTTCACTTCTTTTGCCATAAGATTAATTATTTGATTATTATTAGTGGATAAGCCCGGATTCGAACCGGGAATGTAAATTCAAGAGCCTCACTGAATGGTTACAGAATGTCTGGCTTACAATCTTACTCTACTAAGCGTTACCAATTCCGCCACTTATCCAATTAAAAAGGTGCGCTATTCTCACGAACGGCACACCCTACAACACAAACACAAAATAAAACACGACAAAACAACTCAATACATCTCGACAGATGTATTAGTATTGTTTAGTAACTACAACAACTTCTTCAGTCTTTTAATTGCCTCTCCTCTCTCCTTATTCCAAACGGCAGGGTTAGTATCCCCATCCTTATTTATTACTTCAGCTGCCAAATACCAATAATCAGCTTCGTTATATCCATTCTCCTTTGAGAATTTACGAGCTTCCTTCATCGTTGCACATTCCTCAATAATATTATGGGTCCCCCTATGACAAACCGCCACGCTAACAATAATCTCACTATTCTTATAATGCATGATTTACCTCCTTATTATACTTTTAAAGTTAGTTAGTGCCCGCGATACCTTTTACGGATTCTCCCACGTATCGAGACGTGACGGGCTGTATGTTGAATCACTTAGATAGCGTTATAGCTCGCCTAACCTGCTATATGCTTACTGATAAAGACTTTTCGGACTTCCAAGTGATATATGTAACTAATTCGAACCTTCAACCGATCACGGCATTCCTGCTACGGTTGAATTTCTTTTCGTATGATCCAATATGTCAAAGAACTAATCAATGTACCCTGAAAGCGTTTTGCTCGCTTCTTTCGTAGGTTCTAACCTAACAGAGCCTCGTAATCTTTTATTATTCGAAGAAGGTTACTGATAATTTCTTCTTTCGTTTCTTTGCTTCCAGCCAGCATCTGAACTGTATATTCATCTCGTTCTTTCAGATCGTCCGTGTATTTCCGAAGGAAAACTAAGTTTTCGTTTATTTTTTCTTCACTCATTATCTCCAAGAACTATCGTAGTTAGCATACTTATCGGCGAAAAACGCTTTCAACACATTACCCTGTTTAGACTCAATGGCTTTCGGCTTCAATGATTCTACATATTCATCCATCTTTAAGCGAGCGTCCACCCAAGAAATACGCAAGGCAGATTTAAGAGAATAACCATACTGGCGTACATATACCCAAGCTCTCTGCATGATGGCTTTCATATTATATTTGCCGTCTTTTACTAGTTCATAATCTCTATTTCTCATTGTCTTACCTATTTTTAGTTATGTAAAATATTTGGTTTTCTCACTCAAACTTCGCACCTTTGCAGTGTTGGATGTTGTTTGATGTTGCAAAGATACATAATATTTTATGTAGAACAAGAAATCTACATAATAATTTATGTATTTAACTTTTATTTTCAATTAAACGCCGGATAAATCACATAATAATTTATGTATATATAATGAGTGTAATAAAAGAGAGGCTTACAGAATTTCTAACCTATAAAGGTATAGGGCAAATAAAATTTGCCGAAGCAGCTGGCTTGTCAAGAGGCTTCGTGAATGTATTAGGTGATGGCATTAGTTCAAAATCACTTAATAAAATCAGCCAAGCTTTTCCTGAGTTGAATACCTTATGGTTAACCACAGGAGAAGGCGAAATGCTCAAAACTACCAATAATACACCCCAATATAATGAAGCTACGCCCATCCAACAAGACGTGGTTTATATCCCGTTAGTTAATCAATTCGCTTATGCGGGTTATTTAGATGGATACACAGACGCATCTTACATGGAGCAATTACCTAAAATACCATTTATAGTAGATAAAGAAGGACATGGAAATTATATAGCCTTTGAGGTCAAAGGAGATAGTATGAATAATGGAACCGAAGAAAGCTATCTAGAAGGCGATAGACTTTACTGTCGTGAAATCGCTCCATACCTTTGGGCAACTTCCAAATTACATCTTCGCAAATGGGATTTCGTTATAGTGCACACCGATGGAATCATAGTTAAGCGCATTATAGATCATGATGTGGAAAATCACACTATTACTATTCATTCATTAAATGATATGTACCCTGATCGAGTTATTGATTTGTGCGATGTAAAACAGATTTTCAATGTTATAGAATCAGTTAGACCTAGAAGAAGATAAAAATAAGAATAACAATCGAATATTAAATTAATTAAAACACAAGATTATGAAAAAGGCACTGCTATTAATTTCAATCTTTTTATTACCAACATTTTTGCAAGCATGTAGTGATGAAGACGACAACCAAAGATGTCAGGCAATAACTAAAGATGGAGACCAATGTAAACGTAATGCAGAAAAAGGAAGCATCTACTGTTGGCAACATAAAAAATAGCAATAAATTTAATGGGAAATTTTACTGAAGATTTAGCAAAAGGGTTTATACGGTCTGCTGTGAATCAAGTGGGACGAGATGGAGGGAAAGTGATAAGTAACTCTATTTATGGGAATGCACATAGTACCCCAATAAGAGGTATCGGTAAAAATACACATAACCAATTTTTCGATGAATCAACCAATGAGGTTATCTCCCCTGAAGAATTAAGATTAAGAGCAGAAGCAGAAGGGTTTAAAGTATCTTTATTTAGATATAACGCTGGTATTAAAATAGCACTCTATATTGTTTCTTTATTTTTTGCTATTTTAGTAGTACCTTCTATTATTATATTAATATTTGGTATCATGAAGTTTTTTCAAAAAACAGTATTCATGAAGAAATCTGTTTTAGTTGCACAATTTGTACCAGATAAAAGATATAAAGATGGTCGCAGGCTGAACGGACATGTAAAACAGGATATAAGAATAAAAGTACCTTGTAATCCTTCCGAGCGAAAATCACTAATAAAAGCAGGCATATTATACATTTTACTCTCATTGTTTTTACTGGTCCCTATATTCTTATGGCGCTCTGTCGTTGAACAACAGAACATAGAGTATTATAAAGATATTATAGAAAATGCAGAAACAGAGAAAGCACATATTAAAGAAGACTTTGAATTATTTAAAGACACAGTGAGATATAATAAAAAGATGAATGAATTTAATGAAAAGTACCAAAAGGCAGTAGAGTATTTAAATTCACACAATCAAACAAAATCGGATAATTAAAAAACTAGCTTATGAAAAAGATCATTTTATTAGTATGTGCAATCACTGCACTTTGTTCATGTGGGGGATCAGGTAATCAAAACGAGAAAAAAGTAAGAGAAGTAGTAGAAGCCAAACTGAAAACAGAAATGAATGATTGGTCTAGCTATGAGTTTGTTTCTGCGGAAGCCATTGATACTATAAAGTATATTGATAATATCAACTATCGAAAAGAATACTTCCAAAAAAGCATTGAAAACAATAAAGGGGCATCCAATTATGGATTAGATTATTCTTCTTCAATAACTAAAGATAGTATAATACTTATTGGAATAGATTCTATTCAAAATGCGATGGGCGATAAAGTCAATGAAGATGTAGCCTATTTATACAAGTATAAATTTAGAGGTAAGAATAAATTAGGAGCTGTAATCTTGGACGAGTACCTTATATATATTTCGCCAAACTGGGAAATAATTCAGATGACGAATGATCCAAAGAAACTTTATAATAATCCCGGAGACTTCCCCGGATATGTTGATCTTGTTAAAAAGAACATGTAATACCAATAATAGCCCGTCTAAAAAACGGGCTTTTATTTTATTAATAAATCTCTCCACATACCTAGATGTTGTGCGAATGTTGTGCAACAGTATAAAACAGAAAATCGCAACCATCTAATAATAAGACAATTACGATTTTACAATGTGACCCCGGTGCGATTCAAACGC